ATCGCTCGTCGGCAGCGTCAGATGTGTATAAGAGACAGATATTATTATTTTATAGTGTTTTTTTGTTGTGGTTTAATGTATTATTTATTATTGTTTTAACCCTTATAAAACAACGATTTATTGTAGTATTAACGAACGTTAATACCCCAACCCTATTTTTGAAAGGGTGCTAGGGGGCTTTTTTACCTCCATAAATATATAAAAAATAACAAAAGGATTCATATATATAATCATTTTTAAAAATACCCAGTAAAAGCAATATATTTATTAATTTATATAAGAAATAATCAATTAAAATTGGTTATTTTTTTCATTTTATATTAAAAATTCATTAAAAGTTCAGTAGACAAAATGATAATGTATAAACAGTTAATATATACGTATTTATAAACGCTACATCTTGCAGAATGATAGCTATAAATACTAATCTTAAAGGTGATATTACTGATAGAGAAACAAATTATATATAAAATATGTAGTTTAGCCTTTAAATATAACACTAAACTTATAAAATTATATAGTTCATGAATGAACCAGTTACATTGGAAAAATGGGTGTCATTTATGATACAAGAAAGGTGATGTAAAATGAAAAGAATCATTTATACTGATAAAAATAGAGAAATAATAGGTAATATATGTAAAAAAACAGCAGAAAATAGAATTTTATATATATATATAAGACAGGATAATGGAATTATTATTAAGAGACCATATGAAAAATACAAAATTGAAGAAATCAATTAAAACAAACAATAAGTGATGATTTATTACAAATATTACAAGATAAAGAGGTGTCAGAATGAAATACGAATTACCAAGTATTGAATTAATAGTAATTGAAGAAAACAATTATTTGAAATTTGGAGAATATTTAAATGATATGCAATGTGATGATACTACAAATAAATTAAGCTTTGATGATTTAGAGTATGTGAAGAAATTACAACAACAAAATAAACAACTCCAAGAAAGAATTGAATATTTAGAAAGAAGTATTGTAAGAAAAGAAAAAACTATAACTGAATTAGAACAAGAACAAGTCCCATATACGAATGAGTATGCTGATAAAGTTGACAAAGAAAATAAAAAATTAAATGGTGCTATACAAACTTACGATATACTTTTAAAAGCAAACGTTGAAGAAAATAAACAATTAAAACAAAAATATGAAAATGCAGTAGCAGATTATGAAACTACTATGTTTGAAAAAGAACAATTAAATAGTTTAGTAAATAGTTGCCAAGAAGAAATAAGACAATTAAAGAAACAACTTGAAGATTACAAAAAATTAGGCTTTAAACATTTGCAAGACAAGAATAACAATTTAGAAACTCAACAAAAGGAGTTTATAAAATATTTAGAAGATGAGAGCAAAGAAATATATAGAGATGGTGGCTTAAGGCAGTATATTTTTAGGCAAATTTTACGAAAATACAGAAGTATAACAGGAGTATCAGATGAAAATAATATCAAATAAAAGATATAAGGAATTACTTGATTATGAAAATAAATATCGTTTACTTACTGGGCAAACCATTACATTTTGTACAGGGGAAAGAAGTAGATATAAAGCACTATTAAGTATGGAAAAAGAAGAAATAGTATATAGGTATTTTGATTTATATAATGCTTATATACGATTATCAAAAAAAATAATAGGTGATAAATAATTAATGGCAAAATCATATTTAGTGGATGAAAATGGTGTCGTTTTAAGAGAAGTAGAAGATCATAACAAGTTAATATCGTTAGAAGACGGTGACAGAATACTCCGTAAAGGCACATTAGAATATCTAAATGATACTACTGATATAAAATATCATTTTATTAAAATTAATCCTAAAACATTTGATAAATATTGTAAAAAATATTCAATACTTCCTTATCTAACTTGCCATATTGGTTATATGGACAATATATGTTGCTATGACAATGGCAAAATCATTCGATTAAAAGATTTATCAAAGGTATGTGAAGTAAGTGAAACTACTATAAAAAGACAATTAAAAGGTCTAATAGCTGATGATATTATTCATAAAGTGCCATATAAGAAAAATCAAAAATGTTTAATGATGAATCCGTGGTTATGTTGTAGAGGTAAAAGAATATATTTATCAACTTATAATGAATTTAAATTATCGGCTTTGAGAAGTGAAATTGAGGTGAATGATTAAATGAAGGGAATATGGAAAGATTATGCAAATGAATAAAGATAGTATAAAAGACAATATGTATGCTTTATATGAAGTATATAATCAATATAAATTATTATATAACTTTTATCAAAAATATAAATCAATCAAAAATGAAGAAGATATTCGTGAAAGAATAGCATATTTAAGAAAAAATCCAAAATGTTCAATGAGGACAGAATTAGAAACATTATTGTGGCTGTTAAATGAGGTGGAATAGATGGAAAGGGAAATAAAATTTAGAGTTTGGGATAATGAATACAAATATATGAATTATAAAGTACTTGTTGGTATTTATGGAGATTGGGAAAAAGTTAAAGATGATAAAAATTATACTGCTTGTGCGATGTGGATTGAGCCTGACAAAGTAGATTATAAATGTGAACCTCATTGGGCACATTTTGAGCCTTATCATAAAAATATTCATTTAATGCAATACACAGGGCTAAAGGATAAAAATGGTGTAGAAGTTTACGAAGGAGATAAAGTTATGTTTGATTATGAATGGACTAAACCTGATGAAATTGGTGTTATAACTTGGAATAAAGATACGGCTAGTTTTCAAATAAAAGGTCATATTCCTAGCTCTTCTATGAAACGTTTAGATAGAATGAAAGTAATAGGAAACATTTATGAAAATGAGGTTGATTAAATGAAAGACTTAAAAATATTTACTGATGATATTGAACAAGAAGCAATAAATCAAATAAATGAATTATTAGACCAAGAGGCATTTAAAGATAGTAAAATTCGTATAATGCCAGATGTTCATGCTGGTAAAGGTTGTGTAATTGGTTTTACTGGTAATTTAGGTGATAAAGTGATTCCGAATATTGTTGGTGTTGATATTGGCTGTGGTATGTTATGTGTTGAATTAGGCAATATTGATTTAGATTTAGAAAGATTAGACAAGATTATCAGAGAATATGTTCCTAGTGGATTTGAAGTTCATGATGAAAGAAAATATAAATTTCTAGAATTACAAGATTTGAAGTGTTATAGAGAACTGAAAGATACAAAGCGATTAGAAAGAAGTATTGGAACACTTGGTGGTGGTAATCATTTTATTGAAATTGATATTGATGAAGATAATAATAAATATTTAGTAATTCATACAGGTTCAAGAAATTTAGGAAAACAAGTAGCAGAGTATTATCAAGAATTAGCTAATCAATTATGTAACTATAATATTGGTGAATATAAAGAAAAGCAACAGGAATTAATCAAAAAATATAAAGAACAAGGAAGAAAACAAGAAATACAATCTGCTTTAATGGAATTAAAAGAAAAATATAAAACAGATCATAAGAAAATACCAAAGGACCTAGCATATTTGGAAGGGCAATATAGAGAAAATTATTTACACGATATGAAAATATGTCAAGAATTTGCTAGCTTCAATAGAAAAAACATAGCTATTGAAATTATGAAACATCTAAATTGTGCTTTGTCATTTCCAGGCAATAATTTTGAAACAATACATAATTATATATCATTTGAAGATAACATAGTTCGTAAAGGTGCTATATCTGCTAAAAAAGGTGAAATGGTATTAATACCAATGAATATGAGGGACGGTTGTATTATCAGTGTAGGAAAAGGCAATGATGATTGGAATCAGTCGGCACCTCACGGAGCAGGTAGAATAATGTCTAGAATGAAAGCAAAAGAAACTTTTAATTTAGATGAATATAAAGAAAGCATGAAAGATATTTATACGACATCAGTAAATGAAGATACCATTGATGAAGCTCCATTTGTATATAAACCAATGCAAGAAATAATTGATAATATAGGCGATACAGTAGATATTATTAAAATAATTAAACCAATATATAACTTTAAGGCTAGTGATTAGATGTTAACAATTAAACAAAAAATGTTGTTAGAAGCAATTGAATGGTTTATTAATGAATATGGATATAGTCCTACTATGAAAGAGTTGGCGAATATATTAAAATGTTCTGAACCAGCAATATTTAAAAAATTGCTTATTTTAGAAGATAAAGGATATATAAAAACTCAAAATGGACGAGCTAGGACAATTCAAATAATAAAGAAGGTGGAAGAATGAAAATAATAACTAACAAAATAAAATGCAATTATTGTGGTGACATTATAGAAAGCAAGACAGTACATGATTACAAAAAATGTAAATGTGGGAAGGTATCAGTAGATGGTGGACATTACTATTTAAGCAGAAACTTTCCAGGTGAAGTACCATTTAATCCAGATAAGCACTTTACTGATTTGAGTCATTATATTACAGATGAAAGTGAAGAAATAAATAATGATAAATGTTTCTGATTATATACAAATGATTCTTCATAAGAAAAAATGGACTAATGCTAAATTATGCCAAGAATTAAACAAAATAGAAGAACAACTAGGCGAAAGTAGGACAACCCCTCAAAATATATCAAATTATTTTCATGGACAATGGTCTTTTAGACCTAAAGTTCTTGTTAAATATGAAAAAGCATTAGGTTTACAACAGGGTGTATTAGTAAACATGGTATCTCAACCGTCCTCAAAAGAGGGGCAAAAAGAATTAAAAGAAATAATGAAAAAAGTAGGTGAAATTAAATGAGTTTTAAAAAATATCAACATATAGAAAGATATGGAACTGATGAGGTCGAAGGTATTGATGCAGGTTTGTGTTATGTATTTTATAAAATAGATGGCACTAACTCATCAATTTGGAAAGATGAAAATGGATTACATTTTGGTAGTAGGAACAGAGAATTAACTCTTGATAAAGATAATGCAGGGTTTATGAATGCTATGATTAATGATGAAAGAATCATAAAATATTTTGAAAAACATCCAAATCATAGATTATATGGTGAATGGCTTGTTCCTCATGCATTAAAAACCTATAGAGATGACGCATGGAGGAAATTTTATGTATTTGATGTGACAATAGATATTGATGAAGAAAATGTTGAATATTTAACTTATGAAACATACAAATCTATGTTAGAAGAATTTAATATTGATTATATTCCGCCAATTTGTATTGTTAAAAATGGTAATTATGATACATTTATTAAATGTCTTGATAAAACAGGAGAATTTTTAGTTAAAGATGGCATGGGCAATGGCGAAGGAATAGTTATAAAGAATTATGATTATTGTAATAAATATGGTAGAAAGACTTGGGCAAAAATAGTTGGAAACGACTTTAAAGAAAAACATCATAAAGTATGGGCTCCCAATATCATTAGCAATGGCAAATGTATTGAAGAAGAAATAGCAGATAAATATATTACAGACACTTTAATTGAAAAAGAATATTCTAAAATTGCATTAGATGGTTGGACAAGCAGGAAAATACCACAATTATTAAGTACAGTATTCCATTGCCTGGTTATAGAAGAAATGTGGAGTATTTTAAAAGAATTTAAGAATCCAAAAATAGATTTTAAAATATTGCAAAATATGGTAACAAGAAAGATAAAAGAAGTTAAAAAAGATTTGTTTTAAGGTGGTGAATAGATGAAATATTTATTAATTGGATTAGGAACGATATTAACGATTGCCTTTGTATTAAGTTTATCAGCCCTTATATTTTGGGGATTAGGTAATTTAATAATATGGGCATTTGGTATTAAATTTGTATGGACATTTTGGCGTGGATTAGTATGTGCATTAGTATTTGCATTATTAAAAGATATATTTAGTAGAAAGTAGGGATAAAATGAAAGATTTAAAAGAAACAATAGAATTAATGAACAGTGATGACTATCAACAAAGATTTAAAGCAGAATATTATCAAACAAAAATTAGATATGATAAATTACATAAGATGTTAGTTAAATATGAAGCAGGAACACTTGATTTTGAACCAAAATGCTCATTAGAATTATTAAAAAATCAAGCAAGTTATATGGGTAATTATTTAAAAACATTAGAAGTGAGAGCAGAAATTGAAAAAATAGATTTATAAGAAAGAAGGAATAGAAAATGAATAATATGTTAATTATAAGTCAAGATGAAAAATTTACAGGAATGGTGAAATTTTTAGGAATTGGTCAAAGAAATCCTAAAACAGTTATAGGTGATGAATTGAAAACACTATTAGAAGAAAAGAAAATGACAAGTGATGAACTTATCACTTTAGTAGGTAATAGTTATAGAGATAATATTAAAAGAGTATTAGAGAATCAAGAACAGCCTAAACCAAAATTAGTAGAATTAATTACAACTAAATTAGGTGTTGATAAGGACTATTTTGAAGATAAAGAACTAGAAAATGTAATTGTTACTGATAATAATATTGTAGTAGCAAAATATCCTACAAACAAAAGAACATTAGAAGTTAAAAAACAATTAGATAAGCACATTTTTGAATGTGTAAGAAAAGACACTAATATAGTTATAGAAATGCCAAAAGAATAATATGAAAGAGATATGGAAAGATGTAGTTGGTTATGAAGGAAAGTATCAAATAAGCAATTTAGGAAGAATAAAATCTTTGAAAGGTACTCAAAAAATAAAGAAATCAACTATAAATAACAGGGGATATAGATTAACTTTGTTAGGATACAAACCAAGAAAATCCTTTTATATACATAGGCTTGTAGCGCAAGCATTTATACCTAATCCTAATAACTATCCTCAAGTAAATCACATTGATGGAAACAAATTAAATAATTGCGTTGATAATTTGGAATGGTGCAGTCAATTAGATAATATAAGACATGCCTATAGAAATGGGTTAATACCAATTTCAAAAAACTTTAAAGCAAAACCGGTATATCAATATGATAAGAAAGGTTTTGTAATAAAAAAATGGAACTGTGTATCTGATGCTGAAAAAGAACTTGGCATTTGTAAATCAAGTATATGTGCTTGTTGTAAGCATAAATATGGTTTTAAGACAGCGGGTGGTTATAAATGGGAATATGTAAATACAACCAAAAATGATGTAGCACTTCAATTTGTAAGGAAAATATAAAGAGAGAGTGATTAGATGATAAAAGTTGGAGATAAAATTCAAATAAAAAAACAAGAAACAACACTTGAAAGCACTTTTACAGATATATTGAATGTTCTTAAATCATCAAAAATGAAAGAGCATGATAAATTAGACTGGTGTAATAGCGCTTTGAGCATTCTTGAAGAAATGTATAAACAAGATGAATTAGGTAGTGTTAAAGTAGCAAAGACTAAACTAATTCCAATATTACATAAATTAATTGAAGGGAGCAAAATTGAAAATATGGCTCTCTTTTTTGATTATTATAAAAGAGCCTATTGTTTTTGCGCAAGAAGAGATTTTGAATGCTTTGTTGATTATATTGAATGGAATATGCCACGAAAGGTATTAGCAAATCGTAGAAATGTATTAAAGCCATATGTAGATGCCTTAAATAGAATAGCATTTGATGAAAGATTGCAATATCTAGTAGTATCTTATCCACCATCAATGGGTAAATCTTATTTAGCAACATTATTTACTGCTTGGGGTTATGGTATAAGTATCAATAATTCTGTAATAAGAATGTCTTATTCTGATGAATTGGTTTTAGGTTTTAGTAGAACTGTTAAGGGAATCATATCTAGCCCTGAATTTGCCGAAATATTTCCTTTGTTCAAATTATATAATGGAAAGCCATTTGAAGTAGAAAGAGAATCAGATTGGAAAATAAAAAACGCTAATGTTCCTAAATCAAATCATATAGCAAGAACTCGTAACGGTTCAACTACTGGAGAAAGAGCTTCATTTGCAATTATATTTGATGATATGACAAAGGGAGCAGAAGAAGCAAATAGTGAAAGTGTTCATAGAGGAATATATGATAAATGGAATACTGAATGGTGGAATAGACGTGATGGAGTGAGATGCAAGTTTATATTTGTTGGTACTCAATGGTGTCCTGAGGACATCTTGAATAGAATAATCGAAGATAGAAACAAAGTATCGCTATTACAACCAACAGATAATCCTTATGTTATGGAAAGCAAAGACCATTCTACAATAGTTATCCGTGTTCCTTTATTCGATAGTGAACATAAAACAACTTGTAGTGAAGTATACCCACAAGAAATAGCAGAACAAATTGAACAAAATACAGACCCATTTTTATTTAGTTGTGTTTATATGCAAAATCCTATCGCACCCACAGGAAGAGAATTTGCATGGGAATGCATTAAAACATATACAAATGAAGAATTATTAAATGCCCATTTAACACCAAATTCAATGGCAACATTAGATACAGCTCGTAAAGGGAAAGACAATGTATCTATGCCGATATTTAAGAATGACAATAATGGTAATCATTATTTAATTGATGCAATTTATAAACAAAAACCAATGGATGATTTATATGATGAAATAATTGAAAAAATAATTGAGCATAGAATTACAATATTGGTAATTGAAAATAACATTGATACTTCATTAAAAAGACTATTAGAAGATAGATTACATGTTAGAGGTATATATTGGTGTACTATTATTGAAAAATATAATACTGTTAAAAAAGAAGAAAGAATAAAGAATAATCGTGGTATTGTTCAAAAACAAATTGTATTTCCTGATAAAACGATTGTTAGGCCAAATACTGATATTGGCAGAATGATGGATAATATAACTAAATATTCTTTTGATAAACCGAATGTGCATGATGATGGTATTGATTCAGTATGTATGTATGCAAGTGAAATTATTTTTGGCAAAGGAACTTTATTTAAACCGGTTGCTATAAGACGACCTTTTTAGCAAAGAAAGGTTAATTTATGTTAACCTTTTATACTTCGTAACTAACATTTTTGTTATAAATAATGTATAAATGTAGCGAACGGTCTAGTTTTTCCCTTCATTGACCGTTTAGTGCTACACGGGAGCATAACCGTAAGAATCTAATTTTTATTGTTGTGTTCCCTTATTTTATATTTTGGGAATACCAAAGTATGAAAGATGGTGAATTAATGGAAAATGAAGAAGTAAAAACAACTGAAACACCAGTTGATGATAATACAAATGCACAAATACCTACTGATAAACCAGTAATGCCAGTTCAAGATGAAGTAAGACTATTTGGTAGACATATTATTTATGCAGATTATGAACCAGAAGAAATGAATGAACAAACAATATCTCAGATATTAAATGACGTATTTAGTGTTCATTTACAAAATTCAAGGGAAATTAATTATTTAGAAAATTATTACAAAGGATTTCAACCAATTTTAGACAAAGTTAAAGAAGTAAGACCAACTATAAATAACAAAGTTGTGGAAAATAACGCTTATTTTATGGTTGAATTTAAAAAATCATTTGTTTTTGGCAAACCAATACAGTATGTACAACGTGGTGATGTTGCTAATGAAGAGGTAGGAGCTTTAAATAGTTATATGTTAGCAGAGGATAAATATCCAAAAGACACTGAATTAGCAGAGGATTTATATATATCAGGAATAGGACATAGATTAGTTCTTCCAGATATAAATGAAGATAGTCCTTTTATGATAGAAAATCTTGATAGCAAAACAACGTTTTGTGTTTATTCTAGTAGATTACCTCATAAGAAACTATTTGGTTGTACTTATACGAGAGGTGTTAAGGATTACACAATAAAAGGTAGCGTGTATACAAAAAATGCTTATTATGAAATTACTAGCCCAAGTGTTGCATCAGCATTTGAGGTTAAACTTATAAAACCTACTATATTAAATGAAATTCCTATATTTGAATATTACTTAAATAAATCAAGAATAGGAATTATCGAAATAGTTATGGATATATTAAATAACTTAAATAGAATTACATCTGATGAAATGGACGGATTAGAACAATTTATACAAAGTTTACTTGTATTTGTTAACCAAGATATTGATAAAGAAGATTATGAGGGATTACTTGATTTAGGAGCAATTAAAATCGCAACATCAGATCCAAGTAGACCAGCAGATTTAAAATTAATATCAAATGAAATAAAACATGATAATACAAAAGTATTACACGATAGATTATTCAATACTGCTTTAAATATTGTAGGTATTCCTAAAAATAGTGATAAAGCAAGTGGTGGAGATACTGGACAAGCTAGATATTTAGGTGAAGGTTGGACAATGGCTGATGCAAGAGCAGATGGCGATGAAATGGAATTTAAAAGATGCTCTAAACCAGAACTTAAATTAATTTTAAGAATATGTAGACTTGCTCCAAATAGTCAAATTAAAACATTAACATTAAAAGATATAGATCAAAAATTTACAAGAAATAAATCAGATAATTTCTTAGTTAAATCACAAGGTATGATGAATCAAATTCAAAGCGGTATATCACCAGATGTTGCTATGACGACAAGTGGTTTATATAGTGACCCAAATGAAACATTTAATAAATCAATGGAATTCTATGGTGGTATAGAAAATTGGATTAAATTGTTCGTCGGACAAGCGAATAAACAAATAAAACAAAATAACGAGAATAGCGATGGAAGTCTTAATAAGACGACATCTGCCTCAAAGGATGAGTCTGGAGAGGTTAATAAATAGGCATTATAAGAAACTTTGAAGGAAGTACAACTTCTATAAAGCCTTATAAGTAAGTCCAAGCCAAAGAAACTTTAGAAGCCTTTGGAATTTTGCCGAAATAGCTCAATTGGTAGAGCAACTGTTTTGTAAGCAGTAGGTTGTGAGTTCAATTCTTACTTTCGGCACCATATGGTGAGTGTAGTCTAATGGTAAGACACTTGTCTGTGAAACAAGTTATATAAGTTCAATTCTTATTGCTCACACCATAAGTCGATGATGTAATTGGTAACATAGCGATCTCCAAAATCGTCTATCTGGGTTCAAGTCCTAGTCGATTTGCCATCCGGTATTGATGTAATTGGTAGCATAAGTGCCTTCCAAGCATTTTGTATCAGTTCAAATCTGATATACCGGTCCATATTGGGAAGTAATTCAACTTGGTAGAAGCCTTGATTTGGATTCAAGAGGTTGCAGGTTCGAATCCTGTCTTCCCAACCATTTAGTATACGAACTGATTTATCAGTTTATATAAATTTGCTTATTGTAGAGAGCACAAATCTACAACACTCAATTGATGAGATGTGACATCCATAAAAACATAAGAGTGGGAAAGGTATAGAAATGAAAGAAGAAATCGAAAAAGTATTAAGTGATGAAACACTTACAACTAATGAAGAAAGAGTTGATGCTATTGCGAAAAGTTTAGCAACATTAATGATTCCAAAAGATAAATATAATGATTTAAATGCTAAATATAAAACAGTAGAAAGCAACTATTCTACATTATCAACTGAATATGATGATTTCAAAAAATCAAAAATGACTGACGATGAAAAAAGAGAAGCAGAGTTAAAACAATTGGAAGTAGATAAGAAAGCAAATGCACTTAAAACAAGTGAATTAGCAGTAAAAGGTTTATTCTTAGATAATGGGATAAAAATTACTGATGAAGATACTGAATTAAAGGAAACTTTACAAAATATCATAAGTGAAGATTGCGATAAATCAGTAAAATTAGCAAATAATTTTATTACATTATTAAATAAAACAAAAGAACAAACAAAAAACGAAACTACTACAGAGTTGTTAAATGGTACACCAAAACCAGTAGGTGGTACTCAAAGTGCTAATCCTGTTGATAAAGTTGCAGAATTAAAAAAAGAATTAGATGAAGCAATAAAAAACAAGGATATTTTAAAACAAACTCAATTAACTACTCAAATTTTCATGGCAGAACAAGAAAAATCAAAACTAATGAAATAATGATGTAGCACTCGTTTAGAAAAAAAGGGAATAGAAATTTTAAACGAGGTGAAGAAAAATGACAGGTGCTGAAACAGTACAAAGCTTTAGTGTTCCTAATTATTCAGGATTATTATATAACAAAGCAAATACAAAAACTCCATTTTTAAATATGATTAGTGGTGGAGTTGAATATACAAATTCAGTTGAATTTGTATGTGGACAATTTTATACAAGTGAAGAAGGAGAAATTCCAGAAATAAGCGAAACAGCTTCATTAACTGCTCCAACTGCATCATTTGTTAAAAGAAATCAAATGAGTAATGTTACTCAAATATTTATGGAATCAGTTGCAATTTCATATGCAAAACAATCTAATATGGCTACATTAAGTGGTGTTAACTTAGCAGGTCAACAAGCTAATCCACAAGATGAATTATCTTTCCAAGTTGCAAGAAAGATGGAAAAATTAAAAAGAAGTATTGAAAAAACATTTATTCAAGGTACTTACAATAAAGCAACTAAAGACACAGAGGTTAATAAAACAAGAGGGATAGCATCAGCTATAACTACAAATACAATTAACGCCAAAGGTGCAAAATTAGATTTATGGTTAGTAAATGAAATAGTTCAAAAAATCAATGACAATGGTGGAGATATTTCTAACCTAGTATTATTAATGAATTCAGTTAATTTATTACAATTACATGGTGATGCTGTTGAATTAGGTATGCCAATAGGTAAAGAATACATGAGTGCTTATGGTATCCAAGTAAGAGATTTGATTTTACCAGTAGGTGCAACAGTAAGATGCGCTTTAGGTGAATTTATCCCAGAAGGTACAGTATTAGTAATCAATCCATCAGTAGTAGGACCAGTTGAACAACCAGTTCCAGGTAAAGGTAATTTCTTCTTAGAAGAATTAGCAAAAACAGGAGCAGGAACTAAATATCAATTATTTGGTCAAATCGGATTAGACCACGGTCCAGAATGGTTCCACGGAAAAATTACTGGATTATCTACTGTATTTACTAAACCAGTTGGTAAAAGAGTAGTAACAGTTAGTGCTTAATTAAATGAAAGGGTGTAGCATATGAAAAAAAAGATAGTTTTATTACAACATTATTTTAATGAAATAGGTGGTGTCGAAACGTTTTTAATTAATTTTTGTAAGACGTTCGGTGAAATATATGACATAACAGTAATGTGTAGAGATATTAGTGTTGATAACGCACTTATGTTGAGTAATTATGCAAATATCATATGCGAACCTAATCAAATAATAGAATGCGATATATGTCTAATAACGAGTGTATTAGTAGATGAAGATATGTTTAAATTGGTTAAATATAAAGAAATTTATCAAATGATACACTCTGATTGGACACAAATGAAAAAAATATGGGATTGGCAATTTAGAGAATATGATCCCAATACAAAATATATTTCAGTAAGTGAATGTGCAAAAGAATCTTTTATGAAAGAATATGGCAGAGAAAGTATTGTTATACCAAATATAATTTCAGTAGATAAGCCACAGTTAAGATTACTTTCTTGTACAAGGCTTACAGAAGAAAAAGGCTATAAAAGAATGTGTGAATTATGTGATTTATTTGATAAATATAATATTTCATATATTTGGGAGGTATATGGAACTAATCCACTAAATTATCCTAATTATGGAAATATGATATTACATAATCCAATTAAAAATGCACAATCAATTATGCCTAATTATGACTATGTAGTTCAATTATCTGATACAGAATCTATGTGCATAACTATGTATGAATCTTTAATGCAAGGAACACCAGTGTTAGTGACACCATTTCCTAATGCTTTAAAAGATATTAAAAATGGTGAGAATGGATATATATTACCATTTGATATGAATTTAAAGAAAAAAGATATATCAAATATAGTAAAAAAAATACCGATTGATGTTCATTACGAACAAAAAGGAGTAATAGATTTATGGAAAAAAATATTGAAGTAAAAATATTGCAAACTTATGAAGATTTAGAGCTTGATAAAATCATCGAAGCTGGTAAGAAAATGTGGATAGATAAAAAAAGAGCAAAAGAACTAGATAGAAAACATCTAATAAAAATAATACAAATTGTAAAAAGATAGAGGTGTATTTATGAGTCAGGAAGAACAATTAAAGAAAATGCGACTAGAAATCTTAGGTGATGTAGCCGATGAAAAACAAGATGAAGTGTTTAAATTAAAACTAGATGACGCAGAAATTGTAGCTCTAAATACACTTTATCCTTATGATTTAACAAAAACAACAATAGATGCTGAAAACAACAAACGATTAGCAAATTGGCAAACAAGATGTGCTATTGAATTATATAAAGCTATGGAAAGAGTTGGATATCAATCTTATAGTGAAAATGGGTTGTCAGTTCAATTTTTAACATCGTTATTATCAAGTGATTTATTAGGAGAATTAGTCCCAAAGGCAGGTATTCCTAAATGATAAGTGTGAAAGCTAATCCTAAAGATTGGGTTAAAGATGTTTATATAGCAAGTAAAGTTGGTACACAACCAGACATTGAAGGTAATGAAACTAATGTATATGAAAAGCCAAATAGTGAACCATATAAATTTAATTATCAACCAGTTAATACCGATGCCGATATTGCAGAGTTTGGAGAAAAAGCAAGTATTATGAAAAAAGCAGTTATTCCCATATCATATCAAGGTCAATTTAAAGAATTTGATGTGGCTTATCTTGATGGTGCTACACCTGACGGAGAAGAAAATTATGGAGATAATGCTAACTATAGATTATTACCGCCAAGAGATGGTAATTCAGTTATAATTATATATTTTGAAAAACTTACAGGAAAGTAGGTGCAATATGTACAAATTTACAAATGGAATAGTAGTTTTTGATGAAAAAACAAGAGATGATTTTATTAAAGCAGGTTATAGACTTGTTGAAGAAGAAAAAACAAAAGAGGTCAAATTAGAAGATGAAAACACTTCTAACGATGGAACTATCGAAGAAAAGCCTAGAGGAAGCAAAAAAGTTTCTAAATAAATATCAAGAGGCCTATTCAAAAGGCATTGATAATGCTGTTAAATATGCCACAGAAATGATGTATAACAAAGTATTAGAGTATTGCTATGCGAATGGTATTTCTAATCATACAAGCCAAATACAGTGGCAATATGACGACAATGCAAAGAGTGGTAGAGTATGGACTAATGATATGGTAATTATCTTTAATGAAATGGGTACAGGAATTGTAGGCTCTAATAACCCACATCCTAATCCAGATGGACCTTTTAAATCATGGAAATATGATGTTAATGAACATGGCGAAGAAGGTTGGCTATATCCTAAAGAAGATGGAACTTATGGTTGGACTAAAGGCTTGCCAAGTAGACATATGTTCTACAGTGCATTTCAAGATATTAAAAACGAAATAGGAAACATAGTTGACGTTGAAATAAGAAAGACAGTAGGTGATTTATATTGATAGTTGAAAATATATTTGAAAACAAAATCTTTCCAGAATTAAAAAAATATGTTGAAGAAAAGTCAATATATAAACCAACAGTTACAAAAGCAATGCCACAGCAAAGCAAAGTATTTCCTATAGTACCAGTTAAATTGCTTCCAGTAACTAATAAATATAATAATTTAAGTTACGGAGAAGAAACTTATACATTTGGTATTGAAATAAATGTTTATTCAATGGTAAGCGGAAAAACATCAAAACGAACTATTTGTAATGAAGTTACTGAACATGTAGTTGATTATTTTAAAAATAATTATCATGTGACTACTAAAACAGAATTAGATGCAATAAACACTGATTCTGATGTACATAGAAATATTATAAAGATAACTGGAAAATTAGATACAAAATATGGATTAGATAATTTAGTTATTTATCCAAATTAAACGAATGTAGCACTTCAATTTGTAAGGGAAATTACAATGAGAGGTGAATAAATAATGTTAGATTTAGGTATTGAAATCAGAATAAAAGAAACAGCTGAAGCAAAATTCCCAAGAGAAAAATTAGTAGCAGTTAAAGGTGCTCCAGCAACTGGACAAGCAGGTGGAACAGTTGAAATAACAACTTCAAGTGATCCATCAAAAGTATATATTCCAGATAGACCTGATACTGGAAATATGGACTTTACTTATAACTATAGTGAAGAAAACGTAACTGCTGTAAAAACAGTATGTGATAACACAGCAAAAGATATTTTAATTAAATATCCAGATGGAACAGGTGCCTTATATACAGGTATTTGTCAAACATGGAAAAATGAAGTATCAGTTGGTGGAATAATTGAATGTACATTACATACAGTTCCAAGTACACAAATTGTTGATAAGTCATCAACAGAAGTTACAGCATTAATAGAAACTGCATAGTTAAAGAAAGTGGGGAAAAACAATGAGAAAATTAAAATTAAAAATAAATGATAAAGATTATACTTTAGAAATGACTAGAGATAGTATTAAATGGCTTGAAGCTATGGGATTTAGTATTGAAGAGTTTGATAGAAAACCAATTACATTTTATGATTTAATATGGACAAGTTTGTTTATTGCTAATCATAAAGATGTAAATCCAAATTTGGCACTTAAGTTAATGGATACATATCAACAAAGTGGTAAAAAAACAGCAAAAGTTGTTAAATTTGGAATTGAGGAATACCAAGCTTTTATGCGTGCCCTAGCCGATATAGACTCGAAGGAGAACGACGAGGAACTAGAGATAATCGAGGCGTAGATAACGATATAGAAGAAGAAAAAGGCAAAAAATATAAGAACTTGACAGATTGGTTTTATGATTTGTTGCCTATGGCAATAACATACGGTATGTCTGTGAAAGAGTTTTGGGAAGATGACCCAGACCTATTCTGGGCATACCGTTTTTCTTATTTTGAAAAGATAAAAACTGAACAAGAAATATTTAATAATAATGCGTGGCTACAAGGAGCATACTTTCATGAAGCTATAACAGTTGCTTTATGTAATGCTTTCAGCAAACAAAAAGTTAAATATTCTGAAAAACCATACGGCTTTGAAGAAAGGGCAGAAGCTACTGAAGAGCAAAAGAAAAAACGAATAGAAATGAATGTTGCAGATGTAAAGGCAAGAATTGCTCAAGTAAATGCAATAAGAAAAAATAGCACTACCAAAAAGGGAACAACCGAAGAGGTAGGTGAAAAAATAAATGGATAATTCACAAACATTAGAATTACAAATTAAATCAAAAGCACAAGAAGCAAAAGCAAGTGTTGAAAGTTTAGTAAAAAGTTTAACTAATGTTGAGAATGTATTAACAAATATATATTTAGAGTTAGGTAGTATTGAAAAAAAAGCAGAATCGAGCATAAATAAAGCGACAACAAATGCTACTAAAAATGTTAATCAATTAAAACAATCAACAGATAAAGCAACTAGTAGTGCTGATAAACTTGGAAATGCTTTTAAAAAAATTTTTACATTCGCAGGCGTTAAAAGATTAACAACAACTGCATTAGGTTGGATGAATGAAGCGGTCGATTATACAGAACAGTTAAACTTATTTAATGTTGTGTTTGATAATACTGAAAAAAATGGAAAACAGATGTTTTCTGAATTAGGTAAATCTGCTTTACAATTTCAATATAAAATGAATGAAGCATTCGGAACTAATAAAACACAAACATTATATATGCAAGGTATATTTGAATCAATGGGTGAAACTGTCGGTATAGAAGATAAGTATTCATCTATAATGTCTGAGACGATGACTAAATTAACTTATGATTTAGCATCTTTATATAACAAAACAGAAAAAACAACAGCAGAGGCAATTAGAGCAGGTGTATATGCTGGGCAAACAAAACCTTTAGTAATATAGAGGCTCTTATAAGAAATTATAAGATAAACAGTTGGAGAACTCAAACAAAAGAGGTGTGGATTATAAATAATCTGCTAACGGTAAAAATCTAAATTTATATAAAAATGTCAGTGAAAATTCAGTAAATTATTTGATACATTTAACTTGGTGAAAATAATGATAGGAATAGTATATAGCTATGAACATAATGGAAAATTTTATGTCGGAAAAACATATAAAGAGAAAAAAAGAAAATATCAACACAAACATGATGCATTGGTAAAAAAAGTTAATACCCCATTTGCTAATACAATCAGAAAATATGGTTGGGATGAAATAAGTAAAACATACAAAATTATTGAAAAATATGAAATGGAAAATAAGCAAGAATTAAATAAAATTATTGTTGAAAGAGAAACATTTTGGATAAAACAACTCAATAGTATTGTGCCAAATGGATATAACGTTCATGAAAGTAATCATAAAATGATTCCATTTTTAACAAATAAAGAGGAAAGATATAGAAAAACTTCTGAAAGTTTAAAAGGTAAATATATGAATCAAGAATATTCTTCTAAACCTATAATTTGTATTGAAACGGGTATAGAATATCCATCAATTTCAGAATGTGAAAGACAAATGGGATTTAAATATAATACGATTGGTGGTGTACTAAGGGGAAAAATTAGCAATCATCAAGGATATACTTTTAAATATAAAAATCAGGAAACAAAATTGAAAAAATCTATTCAAAGAAATAAACCGGTTATATGTATAGAATTAAATAAAGAATTTAGAACCACTCGTGAAGCAAGTATTTGGTTATGTGGTAAAGAGACAAAATATACAAACATTCAGGCTTCAATAAAGCATGGATGGGCATGCAGTGGATTTCATTGGAAATATAAACAAGACAATACCGTGCCGAGTCAATAAAAAATTATTGGAAGGTGTATCGACTATTCCGAAAGGAAGTAGGGTGGAGATTAGTACCACTCGAAGTACCAACTACCTAAACGAATAATGTCGTAGGTAAAGAGATAGTCAACTCCCCTAATAAATATCGGGAAACCGAGGGTATAAAGGTAAGAAGCTACGGAATCGATGTTACGATGAGCAGTTTACAACCAGTAGCTGAATCATTAGGAATAACAGAATCCGTAAAAAATATGTCTCAAGCAGAAAAAGAGATACTTAGATATATAGCTACATTAAAACAAGCAAACATAGCAATGGGAGACCTTGCTAATACAATCGAATCGCCAAGTAACCAATTAAAAGTATTTAGACAACAATTAATTGAAACAAAAACAGCTTTTTCGAGTTTATTTATTGGTGCATTATCTAATATATTACCATATGCAAATGCAATATTAATGGTAATTAAAGAAATATCAAAAGCAATAGCAGATATGTTTGGTATTGAGTTAAGTGATTATAATGCGGGACTAGCAAGTCAAGAAGGCATATATGACGGAATTGCTGATAGTGCTGATGATGCCAGTAAAGCAGTAAAAGAATTAAAAAGACAAACATTAGGATTTGATGAAATTCACAATATCAATGAAAATAACAATAGTGGTAGTGGTACATCTGTAAGTGGTGGAATAGACCAACGATTATTAGATGCTATAACAGGTTATGACAATGGTATGGATAAAGTAAGAATGAAAGCCACAGAAATTAGAGATAGAATAATGGAATGGTTAGGGTTTACAAAAGAAATAGATCCATTGACTGGAGAGGTTAATTTTAAATTAAAAGATGGTGAAACAAGATTCAAAAAAATAATGGATTTTGCAAAAAAAATAAAAGATGTTGTAACATTTGCTTTAGATCATGCAGATACAATAATAAAAACAATTATAGGCTATAAATTGATAAAGAAACTTGGAGAAATATTTACTAATTTAAAAAATATTAAAAATGTGATAAAAACAATAGCTGGAACAAATTTTGGGAAATTGGGTATTGCCGTAGCAGGAGGTTTGGGATTAGCTGAATTAGTATCAAAAACTGATTGGTACAAACAATTTACCGATGGTAAAGATTTATTTGAATCATGGGATTATATATTCTCAACAGCAAGTCAAGTTGACGCTCAAAATAAAGCAAATCTTGAAAGTTTAGGCTTAAATTATATGAAACAAATTGCAATGTATGAAAAAGCTTTAAAAGATGGAAATACAGAACTTGCCAATATGATACATAATAGCATAAAAGATTATAAAAATATTTTTAGCGATGAAGAGTTGAAAGTGATTATCAAAGCTTACCAAGAAAACAAAGACTTAGTCAATCAAATGGTATTTGGTGAAAGTTTATTTAGCGATAAAGGAACAAATATCACAAGCTATACGGATGCTTTTAAAGAATATGTAGGAACAATAACAGGCAATCTTGCAAGTATAGAAAGTTATACAGAATTAATAGAAAGAAATGATACAGCATATAAAAACGCAAATGAAAGTATGGGCATATTAATTGCTCAAATGAATACTGACCAATATTCTGTGACGGCTGATGATATATCAAAAATAAATTCTTCACTTGAAACAATGAGAACAGCGTCAGAAAACAGTGGACAAGCAACAGTAGATGCAATTACAAAAATAGTTCTTAAATATAAAGAACAGGGAATAATGTCAGATGAATTAACACAACAAATTATAACAGACGCAAAAAAACAACAACTTGCTGAACAAGGATATACAGAGGACTATATTAATAAAATTGTTGATTTGGATGAAAAACTAAAACATGGAAAAATAACTCAAGAACAATATGTAAAAGAGTTAACTAATATGTACAATGAATTTAATAAGACAACAGATTTAGTTTCTAAGAAAAAAGTGATTTTTGAAAACTTGACTGATAATGTGGATCTTTCAGCACAAAGCTTTGACGAGTTAGAGAGTTCAATTAATATTGCTACAAGTACATATGAAACAGGAATGGAAGAAATAGAAAATGCATCAAAAAGCAATTTGGATGTTATAAGTGAACACGCTGAAAAAATGAAGAGGGAATATGGTGAAGAATCAGAAGAATATCAACGCGCTGCAGAAGCAATTAAAGCAGTAAATCAAAGCAAAGCATCTAGCATGAAAGAATTAAAAGATAGTTATGCAACATACCTAAATAATATTTTGACAAATTTAGTAAATTCTGGAGAAATTGCTAAAGAAGAAGGTCTTGCACTTTATAACAAAGTAAACTCTAGTTTATCAAAATTAGGTTACGGAGTAGATTCGGATGTTAGGAAAAATTTAGAAGGAGTAAAAAACGAACTAAAATTAAATGGAGTTAAACTGGGTTCAGGATTAAGCGCAGATACTACCAAAGCAACAAGTGTAGTTAATCAGTTAATAGAAAAAATACAAAAACCATTTAAAAAATTAGGTATTAATATTAATTTAAGCACACTATTCAAAAAGAATGGTGGAATATTTTCTGGTAATTCATGGAAAAATATACCTCAATATGCAAATGGTGGCGTCCCATCACATGGAACACTATTTTGGGCAGGAGAGGCTGGTGCAGAAGTAGTTGCACATGCTAATGGTAAGACAGAGGTATTAAACCAATCACAAATAGCTAGTTCTATATATAGTGCAGTATTGAGTGCAATGAGTCAGTTTGGTGGTCAATCAGTTCAAGTCGATTTATATGCTCATACAGATGAAGGTGTAATAGTTGATAAGATAAATCAAAAAACAAAACAAACTGGAGTATGCCCTATAAATATGCCAACGCATTAAAAAAAGATACTTATTTTGTATCTTTACTATAACTATATTTACAATCTAATCCTTCGTTTCTTTCGCAGATTTTCATTAAATCAAAATCAATAATGAGTTTCCTTGATGGTGGTGTAGTATCACAAAGTTCACATTCTTTCGTTTCAAACGATATGTCTTTATTGGTTATATTTAAGTTTATTATATTTTTATCAATTTTGTATGTTCCAGAATATGTATGGAACCCTTCCTCCATAGATTTTTTTTCCTCATTCCAACCATATAATCTTTTTCTGTAAGTAAACTTGTTATTTTTTTCAAATGTTAAATATTCAACATTTAAACCAATATATTCTAGTTTATCTCTAACCCATGTACCTTTTAACGCTTCAATTTCTTCCTTATTTCCACAACCACACAAACACATACAACAAGCAAGAATTAATAGTACCTTTTTCATATATACTCCTCTCTAAACTTCTGTACTAGCAAGTTAACATTATTATAACATGTGTAGCACTTTCTTTCAAAGGGAAATTGAAAGATGGTGAAATTATGATAAAAGAATTTACCGCAAATGGCTATAAATATGTACTAGCAGGTCCTGTACTAGTAGTATCGAAAGTTAAATTAAATGGTGTAGATATATCTAAATATTTATCAAACAATACAAAAATATCTTGGTATGACGTATCTAAAAATAGTGGTCGTGACGTTACTAATGCAGATGGTACTATGGTACTTAATGTAATAAATACTAAATGGAGAATTGATTTAGTAAGTAGACCACTTACAGATGATGAAATTGTTGACTTTTATGCTGAAATAATTAAAAGACCTGCACCAATAAGTGTAGACTTTCTAAACCCATTTACAAAAAAATGGCAAAATATATCTTGTTATCGTGGAGATAGACTTGCACAATCTATGCTTCCATATATAACACCAGATGGAATTATAGAATTATATAATCCTGCATCTCAAGCAGTAATAGAATTGTAGGTGGGATATGATAAGTACAAATTTTATAAATGAATGTAAAAATCGAGCAAACGCAAATCGTTTAGGTCAAATAGTAGTAGATGGTATAGATACACCAATATCACAATCAGATAATTTACAAAGTTTTGAAATAGATAGTGGTTGTTATGTAGATGGTAACATTATTGGTTCTGTATATTCAAAATGTTTAAAAGCAAAATTTGTAGCAATACAAAGCAATTTAAATGATAAATCAATATATGCCAAAATTGGCGTAAAATACGCTGATTTAAACAACGAATATATTAATGTAGGCAAATATAGAGTAGAACGCCCAAATAACGAAATAACAGCAAATATGAGTCAAATAACAGCATATTCTGATTTATATACAAATCTTGATAGCAAGTATGTATGCAATATTAATTATTCTACAGGAGATAAGACTTTATCAGACTTATATGCAGATGTGTGTACTAATTTGGGGTTAACACCAAAATCGTTAGAATTTATTAATAGTACAATTCCTATTGTTGCAAATCCATTCACAAATGGAGAAAAGAATAGAACAGTATTGCAAACTATTGCAAAAATATCTTGTTCATTTGTTGATATAGATAATGATACAAATGAAATTGATTTATGTTGGTTAAGTCAAAATGAAGAACCTGATTATATTTTTTATAAAAGTGATTATAGCAGTGTTGAAGGTGGAGAGGTTATATGTGGACCCATTAATTGTTTGATTATTAAAAATAGTCAAATTGATGATGAAAATGTAACAATTAAAGACGAAGAAAGTATCAAATTAAATGGTGAACATTCAATAACTATTAGCGATGATTATATATTGCATAATGCCGAATTAAGACAACAGGCGATTGATTCTATTTGGAGCAGAGTTAAAGGCATGAAATATGTAGACTGCAAATTAACAACATATTATGGAAAACCATTTTTAAAACTTGGAAATAAAATAAGAATCTATATAAGTGATACAGAATATTTTGACACTTATGTGTTAAAACATAATTTTACTTATGATGGAACTTTTTCAAGTGTTATTCAAAGCCCTGCTTTAACAGAACAAGAAATCAAAAATAAACAAGATATTAGTTTAGCTGAAGCATTGGCCAATGTGCAGATTGATGTTAACAAACAAGAAAAACAAATAACAGCTTTAATTGAAACTAACAGTTTAACGCAAACAAAAACTGGAGTTAATTATGTTGAAACTGAAAATTCGTATGAAAATGGATTAACAAAATTGAAATTTTACGGAGATATTCATTATTTATTTCCATCCGAAGAACAATTGGGACAACAAAGTTCAAAATGTGGAATATCTAAAAGTGGTGTTTCAAAAGCTCAAAGTTTCATTGAAAATACTGAAGGATTATATCCATCAGAAGATTTATACCTTGTGGATAGTTATTTAATTATCGAGGGTGAAGGCGAAACAAAAAAGATTCAATTACCATATTTCGAATTAAATTATACTGAAAACATTTATGATGAGTTTATTTTAGAAAAGGATCATGCTTATATAATACGAAGACTAGATGAAAACAAACACCCATTAGCAAATGAATCCATTGAAGAAATAGAAAAATTTAATATTCAATTATATAAAGGTTATAACAAAATTTATATGGAAAGCTTTAATTTAAATTATGAAGTAACTTACAATATTCAAAATGCTTATACAGATGCTTTTGCAACAAAAACTGAATTAAAATTAGCTGAAGAAGAAATTAATATGGAAGTTTCCAAAAAAACAAATAGTGATGAAATAATATCTTCTATAAATCTTTCTCCAGAAAAAGTCAAAATACAATCTGGCAAATTAGATGTAGATGCTATTGCAGAATTTACTAATTCCAAATTAAAAGACAAGGGAAGCACAATAATAAATGGTTCAAATATTACAACAGGTGATATAGATGCTACAAAAGTCAATGTTGTTAATTTAAATGCTGATAATATCAAAAGTGGGAATATTCAATCAAAAAATTATGTTTCAAATACAAGCGGAACAAAAATAAATTTGGAAAACGGAACCATAGATACTAAAAACTTTAAAGTTGATGATTCCGGAAATGTAAATGTTAAAGGAACAATCGAAGGTAGCACAATAAAAGGTTCATATTTTACAGGCACAACAGAAAACATTAAATTGCAAATTGGTACTGACAACAATGGATATATGAGTAATAATAACTCTTTAGAATTAGTATATTCCAGTGATAATACTAGAATACTTGGAATATATGGAAAGTTTTGGAATGTCAGTAATCAGAAAGCTTGTTACTTTTCTTCACAAGCTTCCAGATTTGTTTTTGTGGGAGATGTATTCGCAAATAACATTTCAAACAGTTCAAGAGCAACTTTGAAGAAAAATTTTGAAAAGTTTAACAATGGATTAGATATTGTAAAAAATACAGATATTTATAAGTATCACTTTAAAACACAAAATGATAAAGAAAAAAAACACATAGGAATAGTAATTGGAAACAAATATAGATACAAAAAAGAAATTACAACGCAAAATAATGATGGAATAGATTTATATTCAATGATAGCAGTTGCTTATAAAGCAATACAAGAACAACAACAAATGATAGATGACTTAAAACATGAAATAGAGGTGTTGAAAGATGAAAAGTAATAAAATTCACAATATTGTAAATTTATTGTTGGTATTTGTTATAATTTTGCTTATTTTTATAAATACGTTTAAAAATAAATACGATATAAATAACGATGGTAAAGTTGATATATTGGACTTATTAAAATTACAAAAATACATTGTAGAAAGAGATGATAATAAATGCAAAAAATAACATTTGAAGATACACAAGTTACAAAAAAGCCTTATGTAACAATAAATGAAACAGAATATGAAGTTCAAGATGGAACATATACAGGCGGTACAGATTTAAACGCAACTACATTTAACAACATGCAAGATAATATAGAAAGTGCTATTAATGAGAATGTAAATAACATTGGAAATTTAACTGATTTAAACACTACAGAAAAAAGTACTTTAGTTGGGGCTATTAATGAAGTAAAAGCAGGCTTAGGGAAAATAACAAAATTAAACACAACCGATATAACAACAAAAGCCGTACATACATTAAATTACAATGTAAACAATTTTGATTTTATATTAGTGTTTGCCACTGACAATCAATATGGACATTTTCAACAATGTTCAATATTAAAACTACTTTTTAGCAGCGCATTTTACCAAAAAATTCAATATAGTGAAACGGGTTATCTCGCATTTAAACTTTATGACACTACATTAGACACTACTAATAGTACAGGGTTGGGGGAAAATTATATCAAAATAACTGCATTGTACGGAGTTAAATTATAATCAGAAAGGAATGATATAAAATGGCATATATAAAAACGGAATGGGAAAATTCACCAAGCACAAAAACACCAATAAATGCGAATAATTTAAATAAAATTGAGAATGGAATATATACGAATAGTGTTAATATTGGGGAATTAACTGATTTAAATACAACTAATAAAAATTCCACAGTTGAAGCTATTAACGAAAATAACAGCCATATAGGTGATTTATCTAGTTTGACTACAACTAATAAAACATCTACAACAGAGGCAATAAATGAAACTTATAATAAAATAAATAAAGTTAATCTGGCTAAATCTGATGGATTAGATAATGCCATATTAATTGCAGAAACAACTTTTAATAGGTTACATCATAGACAAGTGCTGATATTTGCGACAACTGAAACTGGATATACTGATGCAACTGAAAGTGGAATATATAATGTGGGCTTATCAAGTAGATATTCGTTAGACGAACATGTAGTTAGTTACAATGTAACAGGAAATGCTTCTACAGACAGAATATATACTGTCTCTGATGGTGCAAATTTAAAGGTATATTTAAAGAAAACTGTAGAATATAGGACTTTGTATGCTACATTACTCGGCAAAAGTGATGAAATTTCTTGGAAACTAAATTGACATCCATGCAGTTTATACATTAGATTAAGGAAAATAGTATGGAAGAAAAATATATAGAAAAAATAGTAGAAGCAGAACAACGTTCAAAATCAAATACAAAAAGGTTAGATACTTTAGAAAGTAAATTAGATAATATATATGAATTAACTGTGTCAGTAAAAGAAATTGCTACCGAAATGAAAGCAATGAGAGAAGACGTAAATAAAATTGATAAAAGAGTTGTAGAAATAGAAAATAAACCAGCAAAAAAATTAGATTCTATTTGGGGATATGTAATTGGAGGTCTAATTGGTGCAATAATTACATTTTTAACAATAAAATTAGGATTAAAATGAGAGGTGAATTAAATGAATGAATTTATAACATGGGATGTTTTGATGACTTATGCGTCATTTGTAACAATTGTATATATGGTTGTTGAGTTTACAAAAGATTTAAAATTTATAAAGAAAATAAAAACGAAGTATTGGAGCTTTTTAATAGCATTTATATTATTAACTATAGTAAATGCAGTAACAGGAACTTTTAAATTAGTAGATTTAGTTTTATATGCATTAAGTTCAATGACAATTTCATTGGGGGCAAATGGATTAAGTAATTTTAATAAAGAAGGTGTGAAGTAATGGACAAGTTATTTGGAATAGATATAAGTGAATTTCAATCAAAAATGAATTTAGATAAAGCAAAATTAGAAGGGGTAAAATTTGTCATATTAAGAGCAGGTTATACTGGTTACGGTAAAGCTAAAGGGAAAGCAAAAGATAGTGCTTTTGAAAATCACTATTCAAAATGCAAACAAATTAATATTCCTGTAGGTGCTTATTGGTTTTCAAGAGCTATTTCAAAAGAAGAAGGAATAACAGAAGCAGAATATATGTATAACAATTGCTTAAAAGGAAAGCAATTTGAATATCCTATTTATATTGATGTAGAAGATAGCGTATATCAAGCAAAGGCAGGCAAACAAGCTGTAACTAATGGGATTATAGGTTTTTGTGAATACTTAGAAAACAAAGGCTATTATGTAGGAATTTATGCTAATACCAATTGGTTTAAAAATTATATGTATACAGATCAATTAAAGGATTATGATAAATGGGTAGCACAATGGAGCAAATCAAGACCAAGTTCTCCAGAAAGTGGATTATGGCAATTTGGTGGAGAAACTAATTATATAAGAACAAATAAAATTGCTGGAATGACTTGCGACCAAGATTACGCTTATAAAGATTATCCTAGTATTATGAAAAATTGTGGTTTAAATGGCTTTACAGCAACGAAAAAAGAAAATAATACAAATACACCATCCGAGCCTAAAAAAAGCGTAGAGCAATTAGCACAAGAAGTTTTAGAGGGTAAATGGGGTAATGGTGCAGACAGAAAAACTGCTTTAACTAATGCAGGATATAATTATGAAGAAGTGCAAAGCAAAGTAAATGAACTTATGCATACAAATAAAGAAACAATATATGTTGTTCAAAAAGGTGATACTTTATCAGGTATAGCTAAAAAATATAATACTACATATCAAAAAATAGCTAAAGACAATAATATTTTAAATCCAAATTTAATATATCCTGGACAAAAGTTGATTATAAAATAAAAAATTTCAAACAAAAAAAGGAAATTAAAAAAAATAATGGAACATTTATATTAGGAGGTGATATAAATGTTTTTTATTTGAAGAAATTATTAGTGATGAGGAACTAATGTTTTATATTCTATTTAATGATTAAGTAAGATTATTTTTGGTCTTGCTTTTGGTCTTGTTTTTGTCAAATACTATGGTGTTTTTTAATATTTTATTGTTGACAAAAAATAACAATAACATTGACATAAAGCTTTATTTTATAAGGTATTATACTATAATCCCTTATTTTACAACAACTATCAAAATATAGGTAGTTCAAATCCGACTAGGCCCTCCAGATTGATAGGAAACTCGAACTTTTCGAGTTTAAGTAATAAATGCTAACTAGAAAGTTAGTTTTTTTGTTATTTAAGAAGGGATGAGTGATTATATGTTAACAATAGAAACTAAAGAATTACAAATAAGTAAAGACTTATTAAAGAAAGTTGAGATGGTATATAAATTTGCTTGTGCTAAACCTACTATTACAAATGGGAATATCAAAAGTATTAAAGGAACAAATATTGCTTATGTTAAACCACATATCATAAATATAAATAATATTGATTATTTAATGTTTAATGAATTTGATGATATTTTTATAAATGGTTATAAAGAAAAAATTGAGTTTAAAGATTTAGAAGAATATATCAAATCCGATAAACGATGATGATTTATCACTATAATTTAAAATATGTGATAAAATAATTAATTAAGAAACTTTATTCAAAGAATAGAAAGGCTAACTATGAAAAGTCAATAGTTTTTCTTAAAAAAATAAAATTGGAAATAATTCCACGCCAAAAAGATTTCACAAAGTGAAATTTTTGAAAAATTGATAAGTCAATTATTTCAATAAAGACGAATTAAATTGGATATTTTTAGTTTCAAGAATGTAAATAACTCTTATAAGTTTTTTACAAACATGAGATAAAGCAACTCTATGACATTTGCCTTCAGATATTTTCTTGTAGTAATAGTCATAAAAAGTATTGTTATATCTAATAACTGTTAAGGCGACATTCATAAGTGAATACCTTAAATATCCAGAACCATGCTTAACCATTTTACCTTTTGAAGACATTGTACCTGATTCAATAATGCCAGGTTCTAAACCAGCAAAAGATAACATCTTTGCAGCATTAGAAAATCTAGAAACATCTCCAAATTCTGAAATGATTGAAGCACAAGAAATTACACCAATTCCAGGAATAGATAGAGTTGGTGGATTAAGATCTTTGATAATTGTAGAAATTTGTTTATCTAATTCAATAATATGATCATCAATGTTTTTATAAAGATTAAGAATAGAAGATAATTCTATTTCAAAAATATCATTGGATTCTCCAATAGTATTTTTAGCTAAATCTTTAAGTTTAACAAATTTAGCATAAGTAAAATTGCCTCTAGATAATTTATTTAGAGTTTCAAAATCCCTCATATTAGCAATTTTATTTGGTGTTTTATATTTATTTAAAATATAAAGAGATGTAATGCCCAAAGAATTACTAAAAAATGGTTTAAACTCAGGAAATATAATATCTAGAATATTAGTTAATTGAACTTTATACTTGCTTCTTTGTTTAACTAAATTTTCTCTTAATCTTGTAAGTGACTTAATTGAATATTTATGATAAAATAGTTTCGAATTTGGTTTATATGGAACTGACATAAGTTTTTGAGTAATGACTACTGCATCCACTTTATCGGTTTTAGTCTTTCTTAAAGATAAAGATTTATAAAATTCTTTAACTAAAAGAGGATTAAATTCCATAAAACTATAATTATTCTTTTCTAAGAATAATTTCAAATTCAAACCATAATGTCCAGTAGCTTCTAAACCAATATGGACATTAGAATTATCATAGGGTTTCAATAAGTCTAAAAACTGTTGAAATCCTTTTTTGTTATTAGTAAAAGATAAATTTTCTACAATAACTTCACCTGTATCTTTACAGATGAAACAATCGTGTTTGTATTTTGATATATCTATTCCAACATATATCATGTACATGCACCTCCTTGGTTAGTTTTTAATGCCTGTATGTTTGCCACATAACTTCCTATTTTGTAACCTCGCTGAACCTATAAAACGTCAAAGCGTTAACTAACTAATCAACAATTAAAATAAAAAGTCTGTGGTAAGAGCCTTTCTAAACAGTCAAAGCTGTAGGATGTGATTAACAAATCCACAGGCAAGAGTTATTATAACTCAAAAATATAATAGAAAGAAAATAATCAATCTATAGGATTTCTCCTAAGATTGATTATACGAGGATGTGAGTTATGAATAAAGAAAACATTAAAACAGAAATTATAGTAAAAGATCGTAAAATTGGCGTTTTAAGAATTGGTAATAAAGAATATATTTCACTTACTGATTTGGCAAGATATGCAGATAATGAAGAACCTAGACTTCCAATTAGAGATTGGATGAGAAGCAAAGAAGTTATATCTTATTTAGGATTATGGGAAAGTATAAAGTATACATAATGAAAATTTTAAAGGGGGCGAATTCGACACGTTTAAAAATGAAGCTGGAAGCAACACTTTTAAAATGTCGCCTCAAAAATGGATAAGAGAAACAAATGCTATTGGAATTATATCTAAATCTGGTAGATACGATGGTGGAACATTGGCAGATCCAGATATTGCATTTGAATTTGCAAGTTGGTTAAGCCCTGAATTTAAATTATATGTCATTCAAGAATTTCAAAGATTAAAGAAAAATGAAGCATACCAAAATAAAATTGATTGGCATGCTAATAGAGTTTTAGCAAAAGTTAGTTATATAGTTCATACTGATGCTATCAAAAGTATAATTGTTCCAACTTTAACTGAAAAACAAAAGAAATTTGTATATGAAGAAGAAGCTGATGTTTTAAATGTAGCATTATTTGGTATAACTGCTAAGGAATGGAGAGAGAATAATCCTGATATAACTAATAAAGAGAATATCGGAGATTATACTGATTTACTTCATTTAGTTATATTAAATAATTTAGAAAATATTAATGCTGAATTAATTGAAATGAAAATATCACAAAATGAAAGACTTATAAGATTAAATAATATTGCAAGAAAACAAATGGAATTATTAAAGAATAATAAATCATTTAATAACCTTGAATATATTGAAAACAAAATCAATAAAAAACTCGAATTTTCGAGTTTAAGTAAAAAAGCTAACAATAGTTAG